TCGTTTTGCCTGAACATCACGTAGGAAAGGTTCAACAATATTCACAAAGTTAGTCCTTGTGATCTCATCGTTGAATTCGAATAGTTGATCCTTAGCAGCAGCAGAAATTGCATCTTCTAAGAAGATAAACAAACGACGAACGTTAATTCTGTCGAATGCTGAGGCTTTAGCATATCCAGTCTTATCACCGAATAATAGGATTCCAGATCCAGGTGAGAAGATTACTGGGTTTACTCTTGCAGAGTAAAGACGATCTCTTTGATCTTTATTTGGATTATATGCTAACTTAACTGCATTAAGTATAGCACCTCTGGCTGTTCCTGCTGGTGAGAACCAAGGGAACTGATTGATATCAGTTCTTGCACAAAGTCCAGCAATATCTCCATTAAGAGGTATATATCTAAATCCATTTGAGAATCTATCAAACATATACTTATATCCACTATCGAATATAGCATATGATGATGAATTAACAGGATCAAAGAAATTAATTACATTATCAGTAATATCATCATCACTTAAAACAGTTGCTGCTTCTTCATCAGTAGTATCAGTTATCATTGCTGCTCTATAAGGAGAGATAAATGCAATTGCATCTTTTCTCTTTTCAGCGACAGCAATTAGTTTAGTAGCAAGTGCTCTGGTATTCTCTTCACCACCTTGTGAAGATCCTTGAAGTAAGAAATCTACATTAACTGCAGTATCATTCTCAAAAAGACCATAACCAGAAATTAGATCGTCTAATCCTGAGTTAAGAGCTCCAGTTGTATTTGTATTTGTTTTATGACCATAATCTGTACCACCAGAAAGTACACCATTCATTGTTCCGATTGTATCGAAGATGATTCCTTCACCATCTTGATCCCAACCAGTATCAGCTGCAAGTGTATAGTTAGCACTAAATCCTGTAGTTACAACTCCTACTGGTGCACTACCACCAAACAAATATTCTGAATTTGTTTCTAGATACTTTCTCCAGTATTGTGGTGATCCAGCAGAGAATTCTGCATCTTTTGCTTTTGATAAGTTAAGATGTTTTTCAAGAATTGTTCCTGCGTTTCCAGTAACGGTTCCTTTTGCGTCAATAACGACAACATGAAGTTCATCAAATCTTCCACCTCTATTAGAGACAAATTCAGATGTTGTTGGTCTTTCAGCAACAGTATTCCATTTTGTTGTAGTTACTGATTCAGTACCACCAACAGTTGCAGTTGTTAATGAAAGTTCCTGCTGATCAAACCAATCCTTAGTAAGACTTACAGTAGGTGTTGCTTGTGAAACTCCTGAATTATTCAAGATAGTAACAGCACCGTTACCAAACTTGTAAATGTTATTGTAATCCTGAACTGTCTCTGTTCCAGCAGCTGATACATGAGATAAGAACTTCACATCAACTGTTGATCCTACAATCTTGGTAACAATTCCCTTGAACATACCATCAATTGTTTCAGTTGATCCTGCACCAACACCTGTTTTTGAAACAGTAGTACCTGTAGGTACAGTCTGAGTAATACCATAACCAACAGAAATACTACCTACACTGTTAAGTGTAACATTCTGGTCTGCTCTACCGTCAATTACTGCAACCCTAATGCCGTTCGACCATGAACCTGGATTTTTAGAAGCTACAGTTACGTTAGTAATAGTATTAATATCATATCCCAATTCTTCATAGTGATCAAGACTCTTAATCTTTACACTAGTAGCAGCACCAACAAATCCATTATACAAGCCTGCATCGTCAGCTCTGATTACATTTAGTATTCCACCGTAAGCTAAATAAGATGAGGCACATAACCATGTTTCATACTGTTTATCAGTACTATATGGTTTCCCAAAATTATTAAGTAGATCGTTCTCCGTATTCACAAGAGTTGGAGTTCCTACAGGGCCTTGTGCAAAAGGCCCAACGATTCCACCTATCTTATCGGTAGTAGGGTCAATTCTCCCTATCGTTAAATCAACTTCCCTTACCAGAATACCAGGAGATGCTAGATTTAGTGGCATCTTTAATTCCCCTCTCAGTCCAAATTTATTCTAGAAATATTTATTGATTTGAATGTTTACATATAATCCCACATGTATGAACGGTCTCCATATTCATCAGTATGCCACCTATCACCCTCTTTATCGACAAAACTATCCATATCTTCAAAACCATCAGAAATAAATCCAAATGGGGCCATATCTTGTTCTATTTGATTCTTTTGCTCATCATAAATTCTCTTACGAACATCCTGATCGGACATTTCTTTAAAATAATCTTGACATACTAACCATGCAAATATAACCAAACACATTGCAAGGTCATCATTAGAACCTTCTTCTGCCTCAAATGAATTTGCTTTTTGTGCAAATGTAGTTAATTCTGCGATGATATCATAATCAACAGTAAGTAACTTATCATCTTCCATTAAAGTCTTAAGGTTTGAGCAACCTAATTTTTTAACAGCAGATGTTGTACGAACACCAAGTTGTGTTTTCTTACCTGAAAATCCCTGACCAACTATTTGACCATTCCTTCCTCTCATAGTAGCCATTAACAAATTATCATATTCTAAATCATATTGAAGGATACTTGCTACCTGATCTCCAATATCATTAACCTCTATTAATAAGAATGCCTGATTATATCCCCTTGCAACATCATGTATAATATTAGGAAACAACATAGGTTTAATTTCATTATTCCTATACTTAGCAACTACCTTATATGGAAACTCTGTAGTATCAAAGACTATAAAGGCAGAATAATCATTTCCTAATCCTCTAGCAACATCAACCGTTATTATATAATTATGGTCTTCTATTGGTTCTTCGTAAATATCAAGACCAGCATTTCTTTGTTTCGGTTCCTCAAATACAAGATTTCTTAACTTAGCAGCACTAATTAATGTATTAACAGATCCTAAGAACTCACATTCAAACTCAATTTTAAATTGTTGTTCTGAAGTGTTTGCAATAGTTTGTTCTTTCCATGCATCATCTCTACCTGGAACTTCACTCCAATGAACATCTGTTGGACAATACTCATTTTTACCACGTTCAGAATCATGCCACATTCGATAAAAATGATTCATACCCCTTGGGGTTGAAACAATAATTACTTTAGTACTTTGTCCAGACGTGATAGTAGGATAAACAGAGGCAAAGAAGTCATCAGCAATGTGATTCGGTATGAAGGCGAACTCGTCAAGAAAGATGACATTATAGGATCCACCTCGGACAGCAGATGAAGAAGTAGAGTTTGCCGATATTTTTGATCCATTTTCCAGCTCTAAAGAACCTTTATTCCAAGATATTATACCTTGTTGCATCCAGTTAGGCAAATTTTCATATGCAAGTTGTAATCTACCAAGTAGATCTCTAGCTGTGGATGCCTTGTTTGCTAGAACTGCAATATTGACGTTATCATTAAAAACTGCATAGTGTAATAAGTAAGAAACGCAAGTTGTAGATTTACCTGTCTGACGAGGCATCTTACAGATGTTAAATCTATTCTCGTGGAACCTATTAATTAATTTCTCTTGAAAATCATACATATCAAAGGGAACCAACCCCTCATCAAGAGAAACGATTTTTATATAATTTCTAGTAAAATAAACAGGATCCTGTTTACATTTCATGAACTCTATTATCTGCTCTTCTGTAAATTCATGAGCAGTATTAGCCTTCTTAAGATTGGGATTTCCAAGATATACATTATCAACAGACATTGTTCAATTAATGATGAGATTTACCACATTTAATACATGGATCTTGTCCACAGTCGCAGTTACACTTTTCTTTTTTTGCTTCCCCTAATTGCCTCATATTCCTTTCCTTCATTTGTTGTTTTATTTGAACTGGGCCAATAACATCTATAAATTCCATAAAAGATTTGCCATCTTTATCTTCAATGGTAATTCTTTCTTGATACTTTGACCAGTCCATTTTACTCTTCTTTTTTACTATTATTTAGAAATCCCTGCTTTATCATCTTGGAAAGATCTGATGTAGAACCCACAAAAACAGCATTGTTAGTTACATTATTAGTAGTTTTATGATTCTCTTCATCAACTTCTTTTACTTTTTTCTGCAAGTCCATTAACTTATCAGTTGTATCAGCAACAGATTTAATAATCTGACCTGCTACTTCATATGCTCTTGCACTACCTTGCTCTTCAGCAACTTCCATAATACCATTAAGTGCTTCCTGACCTTTTTCAATTAATGAATAAAGATTACCTCTAGTATATTCATAATCTTTACGTACTTCATTAGGAGGATCCTTTTTAACTAAACTATCTTCAGATTTAGTACTAATTTCAATATCACTACTAGTATTAAGTGCTTCATCTATAGAATCAAATTTAGACATAATCAAATATCCTCTTTCCTAACTGGACTATAAGTTTTACCATCACCTAAAAATTCCCAACTCTCATCAAATCCAAAGTCATCTGCAGGGCCTGCATCTGCAGGATCAGGTGTTACGGTATACCTCATTTCACGTTTAGCAGTCTTAGTATTAGTACTTGCATAGATATCTGTCTGAACTTTTTTGATAAGTCCTTCTGATGTATCTGCAATTGGGCCAAAGAGATAAGTTTTAGCAGTAAACGATAATGTATATATTAAAGCTCTTCTTGTAGAAAAATCTCCTTCATAATCATCTTGGAAGGAAACATTTTCCAAAACTAAAGGAATATCTCTTTTTTCACCAATAGAACTTACTAAATCTACCGTCAAATTAAATGATGGTTGAAAATAAGGTAATATTTGCTCTACAATCTGTAATGCATCATCATTCAATTTTGTCCATATACTTAATTCAAATCCAATATTATAAGGTACAGGCATATAAACCTTTTTCAAATTAGTTCCATCAGAAGTTTTAAATGTTTGAGTAACACCTGCTTTCCTGGTAGGATCATAAGAAAGGGTATTCATTTCAAATGATAATCTTGGTAATGTTGTTTGAACGGGTTTATTTAAATCTGCCTGTTGTTCTAACCTAGCAAGAAATTTTTGAGCAGGCCCATATGATAATGGTACTTTAAAATCATTATAATCTGCACCATCTTGAGTCTTGTGTTTAATAATAATATTATTAAATACTGTACCAAAAGATACTATAGTCTTTCTAATTATTTCGTGGTAATAATAAGTTCCTAACATTATACTTGTCCGAATGGATTAGTTTCACTGAAGTCAATAATAGCATCTGCTTCTGCTTCTATAGTGTCACTCTGATCATATTTATCAGCAAATTCTGCTTTAGCAATATAATCAACATTAAATCTAGCACCAGAAGTAGTTCCAATAGCAATATCACCAGGTGCAAACGTTCCTTCTGTTGTACCCAATTTAAGGATAACATCGTCTCTATCCCAACTCTTAACTCTACCTTTAGCACCAGTAACAGATCCTTCAACAATCTCATTAAACTGATAAGTTCCAATACCAGTTATAACTGCTGGTTGTGCAATAGTTGCTATACCTGCATGAGAAGTATATCCAACACCTGCATCAGAGATAAGGATTTGAGTAATCATATTAGCAGATTTATCCAATACTGCTCTAGCAACAGCACTAGTATTTCCAGCACCTACAGGTGGTGCATCTATGAATACAGTTGGTGTATCAGCATAACCACTACCACTATTTCCAACACCAGTAGTTATTACCTGAATACCAGCAGTACCAGCAGGGCCTAAGTTTGCAGTTGCAGCCGCACCAACTCCATTGTATGTGGTAATACCATTAGTTGCTGTTGTTGCAGTACTTACTATAGTAACTGTAGGTGGTGTAGTATATCCAGCACCAGCATTTGTTAATAAAATTTCTTTAACAGAATATACATTATTTACATGCGTAGTTATAGCCACAGCAGTTGCAGTTATTCCACTACCCACATTTGGCCCAGATATTACTACATTAGGTGCTGTAGTATAATTATATCCATCCTCATTAAGGAATATATTCCTAACATATCCAGATGAAGTACCTATGTTTAAGGTTGCAGTTGAACCGATAGAGATCAACTTCAATTCAGTCATATAACCATAATTAACCAGTGTCTCATCGACTTGCTGAGTAGAATCACTAATTTGATCCCATCCACCAATTTCATCTTCAAGTTCGAAGAGTTCACATTGCAATTCATAAACATATCCTTTACCTAATTGGTAGAAAGGTTTTTCATGCTCTACAAATTTTACTTCAAAAATTCTTTGTCCTAATGGAAAATATATTAAATCTCCTTCACGTGGTCTACCATCAACAATTATTTCATCATCAGGCATTGCAACCAAAAATGGTGCAATAAAATCTTCCCATCTTTCTTTTGATATAGTTACTACTAATTCATCCTTTAAACTCATACCAAATTTGGTCATTATATCACCAGCACCCGTATAACCTTCGTAGGTGTTTACATATGCTTCCAATAAAAAATTATCATCAAATTTTGATGATTCAATTTCTCTAAAAAGATTATCTTTATTAACTACTTTTCTAGGAAGATATGTGACTTCAACACCATACATCCTCAACTGTTCGTTGATGAGATCTTGGACTAGTCTTTGTTCTCCTGCAGAGCCTTTGAGAAAAAATGGATTTAATGCCATAACATTAACCTATCATATCAAGAGGTGGTACCTCGTATTCTGAAGTCATCTTCTCTAATAGGGCATCTATTTCTTTTTGTCCATCATCATATAATTCTCTACCATTAAATTCAATTCCCCCAGGGAGCTTAACTCCTTTAAATTTGATTAAATTTTGTCCCCATTGTTTTTTCATCAATGCGGTTAAATATTTTTTCAAAAATGGATCATTATATACTTGAGTATAAGATGTAGGATCTAATGCTCTCCAACATTCTAATACAATATACTCACCAACCTCCTGAGATTTCCAATCAATATCCAAATATAATCTATCCTGTCTTTGATTAAATCTAATCTGCTTATCTGTAGTTAATAGAAAATCAATATCCTCTAGATAAGTCTTAACCATAGAATATTGAAGTAAATCAATCGAATTGAATTGATATAAGTCATTCAAAAATAATTGATATTTAATACTAAACATCCCATTAGATATTGTACTACTATCAAATTTAAATACCTTTTCAACTCCAATTACAGAATCTGGAACAGGTATAAAGTTTGAATTCTCATACCAATTAGATGTAATTGTTCCTAATCCACTTACACTTGTAGAGTCTACACTTGTAGTAACTATACCAACTCCACTTGTTCCACTTGCCCTTCCTCTATCAACATCTTCTTGAGTAAATGCATGTTTAAGATACATTTTCTCAACACCATTATAATGACGTTCATTGAAATATTGTATCGCATCATCAAATAGATCATCAGCTTGATCATCATCAACATTAATTTCCAAAACAGGAGCACCCAACTGCCTATAGCAATAATCTATTAATTCAGTTTTACTAGTTGGTTTGGCCATCAGTACGATCCTCCATCGATTAATCCAGCAGTTAATGTTCCATCCACATAAGCATCTGCTGTAAATGTTGCAATTGCACCAAATGTAGCAATACCAGCAGTTACTACTAAACCACCAGTAGTAGCTCTAAATCCTTTACCAGCAGTAACTAATCCAACAGAATCAACATTTGTTACATCTTCATAAGTAACTGTTCCACCAACTGAAAGATTACCACCAATTGAAAGACTATCAGTTAAACCATCAAATGTAAATCCTGCACTATCTCTTAAAGTAGACCCTGTTCCAACAAAAGGAACACGAGTTGCTGTTAAAACACTTAGTGTAGATAGACCTGTGATATTTAGTGATTGTGCAGATATGTTATCAAGAACGATATCATCACTCAGGAATAAGTCACCACTAACATAAAGATCTCCAGTAACTGTAGCACCAGTGGAGATCGTTTCAAATACTCTTGTTGTTCCATTATACAGTTCTGCTGTACCACCATATCCAATTCTTAAAGCACCTGCTCCAAGTTCACTTAAGTAACTATTAGAACCATCATTATAAATTTCTAATTGAGTTGAAGCAGTACCAAATTTTAGTTTTGAACCTGAATTATAGAGAAAGGAATTATCACTTGCATCCCATGATGCAGTAACTATACCAGCAACACCCTTAAAGTGTATATCTCCAGCAAATGTTGATATTCCAGTGTTAACATCTAAGGTTGATACTGAAGCAATACCACCAACTACATTTTGTGCGGTGATAGCAGTAAGAGCCTCACCACCAGATGCACTGGACAGTATCTTTACAGTATTCTGTTGGCCAACTCTTACTCTAATATCTGCCATTATTAGATCCTCGTTACTCCTTCTCTAACTAAGACATTCCCTTCAACGACTCTTTCCGTCACACCTCCTTTTGTAATAAGAATATCATAAACATATCTACCAGCTTTTAATGCTGCAGTAGTTGTAGACGTTAACTCCAATAGAATTATTCCCTCTAATGGGGTAGGAATAGAAGCAACAAAATCTGTAGCTGCAGACGCACCTGCCCACTTTCTCATTTGAGAATTAACGGTATACCCACTCAAATTTAAAGCAGCATTATTATCTGTAGATTCTAAATTAAAAGTTTGTTGAAATGTGGATCCTGTATTTACTACAAGATTATTAACGTATACTGCAGCCATGTATTTACGAGAAGAATCCCTCTACCTTATTTATAGGAGTACTAAACGCTATTCTTATTAGTTAAGTTTTTAAGTAAATCCTTTATTTCGTCCAGTTCATTCTTTAATCTGTCTATCTCCTTTTTTTGAGAATCAACAGCTTGTATTTTAACTAATCTATGCTTATATTCTGCATCATTGCAGTTTATAATAGCACCAGTAGTTTCATCACGAAATAAACCTTTATAATTTAAAACTTTAACATACTCCATTATTTAACAGCAATAGTACGAATATCACTAATCTTAACTGGTTGAGCTTGGTTAGTAGAAGACATTACAACCTTAATTACATATCCATTAAATTCACCAAGATTATCTGCAGTAAATTCATATTCCTTGTATTCCCCATATAGACTTGGTGTAACCTGTGCATCAGGTAAACCACTATTAAGTGCCTCATCTATCACTTGATTACCTAGACCATCTCCAGTTGTATCCTTAAGATTATCATATCCAGGGAATAATTCAAATTCCTGTAATATTTCCATAGAATCAGGTTTTTGTAAGGAATAAAGAACTCTAAAGTCTGCGTCTGCTCCCCTATATGCAGTAATAAGTACCTTCAAGGAATCAGCAGTCTTGTTAAGTTTGATTAATCTAGACACATAAACTGCAGAATGAGGATCTTCAGTATGAGTTTTAACCTCTCCATTTTCAGGATAATTTGAAACAGGATTATCTATCATATTTGTTCCAAGTTGCGAATAAGCAACATCTGTATAGATTATTGGAGAGACATTCTGATTTTGAGTTTGAAGTGTTATTCCTGTAGTAAATGATTTATTTCTTTCAATATTACCCAAATAAGTAGTTTCATTTATTCGAGAACATACTATTCTTGGACTGGTTAAGTCATTAGGAGTATTAAGTTGAACAGGTTGGAATCCTTTGTCTTCGAATGAGACTTCAGCACCACCAACACTTGTTCCTGTTACAGTTCTAATAGATGCTTTAGAACTGACCATAGGTGATGGTGTAACGATGTTATAGCAAGGAGTTACCGTCTCAAACTGTATATTCATAGTTCCCCTAGCAAAATCTCCACCAGCAAAGCCATCTTCAGTGAATGATAATTCTGGATTAGCAACTGCATCAGCACTTCTATTTTTACCACCACTAGTGGTATTGAATCCAACATAATAATGATTTAATCCAATATCTATTGGAGATATTTGATGAGTAAAGTTATTAATTCTTCGTAAAGAAACACCATTTAATTCATACTTCTCTAGTGGTTCACCAGCACTATATGATGTTACGATAGTAGAATCTACACCACGAATTATATCATCTAAAGATCCATTTCCTACTGATCTATAACCAATAATTTCATCACCAATTCTTACATAACCAGTACTTCCAATACCAATAGGTGCACCTTCAAAAGTAGAGAATCCAACAGTAGATCCAACACTAATAGATGATGCACTTACACCCACATCTAGCGAAAGTAAAGATATTTCAGCATTAGCTGCAATATCAAATAGTTGTAATTTATTATTAGTGGCATGCATACCATGATTAAAGTGAGATACTCTAAAGTGCTTACCATCATATACTCCACCATCAAGTGTTAAATCTGAAGCAAGAACAGGGCCACTACCAGTAGAAGCATTTTGTACTAATCCACTTACAGGATCAACATATCTAAAGTCTTCAGTATCTTTAAATGATCCTGTAGCAGATGTTCCCTGAATACCTGAAAGGTATAATGTATCAAGGCCGCTATTTTCCTCAATAGTTAAGAAAGCACCAACACCTACACTTCCAGAAACATCAGCAGTTACAATACCTACAACATCACCAACTTTATAACCTTTTGCTGTACCAGCTGTTGTAAATCCAGTAATTGCTCCAGTTGAGTCAACGGCATTAATGTTAATCTCAAATCCTTCACCATTTCCTACAATATTATAGGTACTAACAGCACTAAGAGTATTATTATACCCCGATCCACCTCTAGCAATAGTTGCATTAGTTACGGAAGCACCAGTACCAACAATGTATGCATGAACAGCATCATTTGTAGATCCTAGAATTTTTGTACCTGGTACGAAAGTTGTAAGACCAGCATGTCCTGAGGCAAGATTGGTAATATTAATTCTACCAGTCCTAGCTAATGTGGTTATTGGATTACTATCAAGTAAACGTATATAATCATTACTTTCACTTAAAGTTGGATTAGAGAAGTATGCAGTTCCTTCGGAAGGTTTGAATTTTGCTTTATACAATTTCATCTTCATATCTTCCATCTGACTTGGTGACCAGATAGATCCATTCTGGGATTTATAAAGACTACCTAATGCCCATTGTTGAGTATAGATTATAGTAGAACCACCAACACCATCACCAGTAGCACCACCAATAACATTTTCACCCATTCTAGCAATCCAGACTTCATACTGATCAGTAGTTGTTGCAAGAAGAACTATTGCATATTCTTTTCCTGCTTCTAAGTAAACTGGTTCTTTAAATTTAACATTAGTTGCAACTGATCCATCTTCTGAAGTTGTTATATCATCAGGATAGATTACTTCACCAAGGTTAAGATTAGTTAGAGTCGGTGTTCCTAACTCCACAGTTCTTACCTGAACAACACATGGATTACTTTGTCCTGTTGTTGGTTTTTTTGCAAAGAATAAATCAATAGAAGTTAAAAATGCCCCATGCTGATCATCATCTAAGTTTATATTAGAACTTTGTATGGTAGAAGAATCAGGTGCTTGTATATTGCTCGCAACGGCAAATGACTGAGCGAGAGGGTCAGATCTATGTCCTTGATATGTCCTTGTAATGGTAGTAACCTGAGTTGTAACCGTTTTATCAATATCTTGGTATTGTATTTCACGGAATCTACCCATAGATTGGAAACCAATTTCTGCTGAAGAAATTAATTTACTTCCTTTAAGTTGTTTCGCATTAGTTGGATCTCCAGTAATTTTATATTCAGCTTCACCAGATGGAATTACAACACTAGGTTGTGGATCAACAAAAGGATCTCTCAAGAACCAACATCCTTGCAAATCGCCATAGTTATCACTAACTAATCTTAAATCTTTAACATAAGCAACTGCACCACTTGTCTGACCAACTAATTTTGCACCCATAACTACATAACCAGAATATTCTCCTTGTGCCTTTTCTGATAGAGCAAAACAATCAACGTTCAATACTTTAGAAGAACTTGTATATATTGATTGGAACTGTTCTGCAGGTTTGTATGGAAGATATGTATAAACATTTGTTGGAGCATTATATGGGCCTGCTTTATGATTTTGATTAGCAACTCTGAAATTAATAATTCTCGTAGTGCCCATATAACCTATTACTTCTTCCCCAACTTGGAATACTCCACTAGATCCATAATTTTCTAAAGTACTATCATTTGATATTTCCAATAATTTTGGAATAAAGTCCATACCACTTTGACCATCCATGAATTGATAGTGTTGTGTTGTTGGTTTTAGTAGTTTAGCATCAAATGTAGTGTTTCTAGATCTCATATATTGATCATCACCACTTGATGTTATAACATCACCTTTGAAATGTGTTCTCCTAACTTCAGTAGATGTAGTTCTAGTAGTTCCTGGAGCTCCATTAGACCAGTAGTAATAAGACCAGAACCAACTAGTATACTTTCTCCTTTGTGTCCAACGAACAACTTCATCTGTTCTTCTCTTATTTTCCTGAACGACTGCAGTCATAGGATCCAGTCTAATAGTTCTAAGCCAACTATCACTTATTGGTGTTAAGTCAACAAGACCCTCAAATGAAATAACATGGAATGGGTTAACATTCTCTACTCTAGTTGCAAGTGGTTGATTTATCCATGGAACTTCATCATAATCTAAAAGTACTGAGTTACCACGTTTTACAACATTACCATCTAAAAGAGCAAAATTTTCTGATCTATCTAATTCACTATCAACAATATTAGAAGATGGCATTAAAGCACTTTCAAGACTATTTTGTCCAATAATAGGTCTTATTTCTCCAACTTGAGAATCAACACCTACAGAAGAGTATTCAAGATCAATATTATCATTATTCTGGAAATCATCAACAAAAAATCCACTCTTAAATCTATCATTACCCTGAGCATCTTGTATTTTTAATGCTTCTGTATTTACTTCAAGTAATGATAATGTAGTTGTTCTTTCTAAACCCTCGATTCTATTTTCCAACTTACCAATATCACGCATTGTATATCTTTTATTATCAGTAAGATAGATATCAGCATCACCTGGATTGTAAAGATATGCTGGATACGCTATCGTAGCCAACTCCATCATTGAAGTGCTATTAACTGCTGGAGGTAATGGATCTCTTTCTGATTGACCTTCAATTACTGATAATGTACCATTCTTATCAATGTACAATTTATCAATTCTAGGGAGATAGTAATCATACCCCAAAATAGATTGCTCATTAGGTGCTAATAAAAATTTTGGTTCAACATTAAATTGTGTTGTTCTAGCATCAAAAGCAAATGGAGATACTGTATTACTAGTAAAATCTGGTACTCTAGGTCTAAAATCTAATGTATCCGTTGCCCTTACTTGATCAATACCAATTGTGGGTATATTTTTATTATATCTTGCTTTATCATAACTCATTACAGTAAATACATCTCCCTGATCACCAGTAGGAACAACGTACTTATCAAATACGATTACCATCCTTCTAGATGGTATAGCATAATTTCTTTTTCTAACAAGTCTTGAATAATCATAGAATTGATCTCTCTGACCTTCATCTAAAGTAAATGATCTTGAAATATCTTGATATTTACCATCTCCTTCAGTAGTATTAATTCCTTCAACATTAGTAGTTATATTTGACTCTGTAAATTTAACAACTTCATTTACTCGAAATGTTCTATCATTTAGATATACAATACCTAATCTATTAGCTCCACCAGAAGAAGGAGAAGATCCATTATTTGTAACTACTCTAGCAATAGCATTAGAACTTTGACCTGCAATATCTTCACCAATAATTGCATTTGTTGCGACAGCTGCCGTAGCACTAAATGTTATAACGTCAAAAGTTGGTTGTTCTTCATTAGTTGATTCACGAACTGCTACAATATTTGCAACATCAGGTACATTTAAAGATATCTCTCTATCTTGTACTCTTAATCCATATGCATATGGATTCCAAGTTAATCCATCTTGAATACCAGTACCAATACCAGATTGTTGTAATTTAGATGCGGTTACTTCTACAATATTACTCTTAACATAATTTTTGACTTTACTCTGAATACCTTGTTTAACTGCAGTTACATTAGCAACAGTGTTAGCATCAGTAGCATTTAATCCCCCAATTACAACTTGAGATCCACCACCATTATATGAGAAATTACCACGTTTTACTCCAGCTACTCCATTAGTAGATCCATAATGAATAGAATATCTATGTGCAGAATAAGAATCAAAAAATGCTGTACTAATTCCAGCTCCACTACCATCTTTAACACCAGGTGTTCCAGATATATCTAAAGTTGTTGTAGAAGATGCAATACCTTCACCAGTAATTTGTGCAGTGATTGTTAATGAAGAACTCTTAAAATCAACAGAAGAAATATTAATATCTGGTAATGATGTATATAAAGAACCTTGATCACTTTCTTTAACAGAAGGTGCACCAACAGAAATATCTACAGTTCCACTAGTATTAATAGGTGTTCCACTGAATATTCCAGCAACACTTACACCCAAAGCACCAAGAGTTACAGCAGAACCATCAGCAGAAATAGCATCTACATTTGCAAATATTTCATCACCATCTCCTTGAGAATATCTAATTATAGTATTAGTTGTAATACCAGTAAATACTGAACCTGGTGATCTTAATGTTTGTCCAGTGTTGGTTACGATTCCTACTTTTATTCCATTAGGTAAAGGGAATTTTTCTAAAAATGCAAATCCAACAAAGTCTTGTGTGTAAGCACCTGTTGCTGTTTGCTTAACAGACTTAACATCTTTAATACCAAATGCTTTTACAGTGAGGGTTTGTACAGCAATAGAATTACCCTGAATTATAAGGGGCTCATTTGATAAAAATCGGCCAGATGTTTGCTCTACAAAAAGATCATTTCCTGTACCACTAGTACCACCATTACCAGCTCCAGCAGAATTCCATACATAACCAGTTGCACCACTATGTGCACCTCTTATATGATAAGAATGTAATACTTCAGTTGCTGAAAGTGCTCTATTTAATGATAATCTAGTAAATGTTTGAACATCATATAGATATAAATTCCATTTTGATGCATCACCAACATATTCAGCAGAATTTAAACTGAGATTATATACTCTTGCTCTTCCTATTTCTAAAGTTGATGCTGAATATCCATTATATAATGCAATTTCTTTTCTATACTGAGGTTGTCCTGTAACTTTTTGAAGTTGCATTCTATTCCCCATTGAGAAGGGAACACCAGCAGCATTTATAGTTTCAGTATCTCTTGGTTTAGGAACATCCAATATAGTTGTATTACCCGTATCAATTTGATATCCCCTAACATATGCTGTTCCACCACCAACTCTTAGACATGCTAAATCATCTGATGGGGTAGCTCCTTCATCTGTTTTCTGATCAGCAAAGTATACTCCCGCATTTCCTAATCTATCATTTAATGAATTATTAATTTTTATATTAAATGGTGCTACAGTATAGTTTCCAGATTCTTCATATGTTCTTTCTGCCATATAATCTTGGATTATATTATAACTACTTTTCTCTTGAATTTTTCTTTTATCACCATTAACAACCTTTAAAACTTCAACAAAATCAGAATCATTATAATCATCTGTTGATTTCTTACTAAGACTTAATCCAATTTTAAATCTATCAGCACCAGGAGCAGCATAATTAGTGAATCCTTGTGCATTATCATATAATGATGGATCATCTTTTGCACCAATTATTAATTCATCAATTTTTAAACCAACCCTATATGATGGAGTATTTGTATAATAATCTAAGATTAGTGTTTGCTTAGTTACATTGACAAAAGTACCTCTAATAAAATAGACACCATCAGCTATAGAAACTGCAGCTCCTGTAGCAGTTGCATCACTGGATATTAATGTTGCAACTTCCTGTCCTTCACTAATGGTAGTATTACCATAAACTACATTTTCTTTTGCTATTAATGACTCACCATTTGCAAATGTATCAAGTGTGAAATTATCAGGACTGGATCCCTCATAATTTACATATAGTGTTAAGTATTCAACATCAACTCCATTAGGTAGTACAACTTGTTGTACAGTTGCAGTTACCCCAGAACTTCTACCCTCTATAACTTTACCTACAAGTTGACTAGCATAAATTGAAACATCAATTCCAAACTGTAATGGACTTAATTTTACAGCACTATATTGATTATCATAAGTAATTCCACCAGGAATTACAACAGATCCTTCTTTAAAAATATGACTACCAAATTGCTCTACCTGATTTTGCAATATAGATTGCAAAGTCGTAAGTTCTCTAGCTTGAACTGGATATCC